AGTGAAGGCTGGCGGTGTGAGCGCGTTGGCTCGGGCCATGCACACATATCCACAGCAGATTCAACATTGGCGGCGTAGTGGGGTACCATCTATACACGTGGTTAAATTGTGCCAAGTGTCTGATGGCGAAGTGCAACCTTACGATTTGCGACCGGACATCTTTTTAGAAGGCTGGACGGTTTAAGTTTGTGGTCGGCCCTCTTCCTCTCCTCCTCCCCTGTTGTGAGAGGGTCGGCCCTTTTTTTTTGCTCCACTTCGGTGGCAGAGGCGCGAAAGCGTGCGGGTGGTTGACCCGTTGAGCACAACGACCAAAGACAATTTGCTAGAAGCTGCGCGTCGTAGTGGGAACGCGGAACTGAACACTCGTTAATGGTGGCAAACCCTCTCCCCTATTTTTATATAGGCAGAGAGGTGGGGCAACGTATGGGCAGCGTGGAAGTGTCGAGTGAAAATACAGTCTAGCAATACAAACAGAGATTAGTAGGGGCCACCTAACCCCACTAAATGTCACGACGTGGGAGAGAGAAAATGGATCGAATGGATCGCATCTTAGAAAGGTTGAGTGAACGTATAAATGAGTGGGAGGGGGCAAGTCGGGAAGCGATTGAGGCAGAGACTAGTTTTAAGTCTTACGAGGCCGCCACTCAGAAGGCATTCATGGACGGCGGGGCAAGTGCTGCTAAGGCGCAGACAGAAACAAGATCAACCGGAGAGTGGGCAAGCCACTACCGAGCAGTCGCGCAAGCCAGCTTAACCGCTGAGAAGTTGAAGAAGCAGATCATGCTCGGTCAGTTAATGTTCGACGCAGAACGCACGAAGCAAGCCAACCAGCGGAGGATCGTCTGATGCTGACAGTGATTAGTTTAGGGGCGGGGGTGCAATCATCAGTCATGGCATTGATGGCGGCAAAGGGACAAATCACACCAATGCCTGACTGCGCGATTTTTGCTGACACGCAAGCGGAGCCAGACCACATCTACGAATGGCTAGATTGGTTGGAGACGCAGTTGCCATTCCCTATTTACAGGGTTACCGCTGGCAATCTTCGAGACGACCTGATCGCCAGTTCTGAAACCGGGGCTAGGGTGCCCAACCCTCCGCTGTTCGTGCAGTCGGCAAAAAGCGACGGTATGTTGTTTCGGCAATGCACATCTGATTACAAGATTCAGCCGATCTTTAAGAAGCTACGCGAATTGATTGGACTGAAGCCACGCCAAAGAGCGCCCAAAGAAGTCGCTGTCGAGCAGTGGATCGGCATTAGCCAAGATGAAATCCAACGCATGAAGATGGCTCCGCACAAATGGATTGAGAACCGATGGCCTTTGCTTGAGAAGCGAATGAGCAGGCTGCATTGTTTGGAGTGGATGCGCGATAACGGATACAACGAACTGCCGCGAAAGAGCGCCTGCACCTTTTGTCCTTATCACGACAACGCGACGTGGCGCGACATGAAAGCAAACGATAAAAAGTCATGGACTGAAGCAGTAGTTGTAGACCATTTGATCCGAGACGGCATCAACAAAACAAGCGAGGGCAACAAGCTCTACTTGCATCGCAGCCGAGTGCCGCTGGACGAAGCTGATCTAAGCGATCCGGCAGAGGATCAAGAAACCTTTAGCTTCATGGATGAGTGTGAAGGGATGTGCGGAGTCTGATGGCGAAGAAACAAACCAGTGCAACACTCCGCGCCAAGGCATTGAAGACCCTGCAAAAACTTGCAAGAATCAGTGCAGCCGATGACTCAGGGTTCGCGGCTTGCGTGTCGTGTGGCAAGATCCAACACTATAAAGAGCTAGACGGCGGCCACTTTATCCCCAAGGGTTCGTCATCGAGGTGGGCGCTGGAGGAACAGAATGTGCATCCTCAGTGCCGGGGCTGTAACGGGTTCGGCATGAAGCACGGGAGCGCAGAGGCGCAATACACGATCTGGATGATTGATTGGTATGGCAAAGACGCAGTCGAGCACATGCTGGCAACGAAGAAAGACTCGGTAAAGTTTTATGTTTCGGACTACCGCGAGATGATTTCAGACTGGGAAGAACAGATTAAAGCGCATGAGCGCAGGGTGTGCGGGTGAGGTCGCCAAGGTCTGTGGCTGCTGACATGGTCAAGGCAATGGACGCTGCGATGAAAGAGGTGTGGGATGCGGAGCCGAAGCGAGAGAGAGACGACGGATTAAAACGGCAGGTTTTTGCACACGTCTCCAACAACTACGCGAGGCGTGGGGGATTACTCGATGGCCAAAAATAAGCTCCCGCAAGATAATGAAGTGTTTGCGACTGAGTTCTCGTCAATCGGCGCTCAGGGCATGGCGAGCCGGTACGAAGTAGGTATCAGGAACGTATTCCATCGACGGCGCAGGGCAGAAGAGGCGCTTGGTCGAAGCATCTCAGTCCCCGCTCATCTTTCGAGAGACAAAACACCACGACCGTCAGTGCGTCAAACGTTGAAGGTCGAGAAGGATATGACGATCCTTGTTGGATCGGACGCGCACTATGAAATCAACACAGTCACCACCGCACACTTAGCCTTCGTTGAGTTGGCAAAACAGCTACAGCCTGACGTTATCGTCTTGAATGGCGATCTGTTGGACGGCGCAAGCATCAGCCGACACGCTCCGCTGGGGTGGGAGGAGAGGCCGACAGTGCAGGATGAGTTGAACGCTGTTCATCAACGGCTCGAAGAAATTGAAAAGGCTTCGCCCAGCTCCAAACGCTACTGGGTAATGGGCAACCACGACTCTCGTTTTGACATGAAGCTGGCCGACGCTTTGCCCATGTACAAAGGGGTGCCGGGGTTCACGCTGCGCGAGCAATTCCCGGCGTGGAGATTCTCCATCAGTCTATGGATTGAGGGTGCGGAGCGGCCAATCATGATACGTCACAAGCCAATCGGCGCGGGCATCACCGGCGGACACAGAACCACGCTGATGAGCGGTGTCCACACGGTATCCGGGCATACGCATCACCAGGAAGCTAAGCCCTTTACCGACCTCACTGGGACTAGGCTTGGTATTCAATTGGGTACGATGGCCGAACCTAATCAAAACACGTTTTTGTACACAGAAGATGGCCCAAAGAATTGGAACAGCGGTTTTGCGGTGCTGTCGATCAAAAACAACTATTTATTGCAGCCTGAATTTGTAAGGATTCATGGCTATCATGCTGCCGGCGAATACGAGTGGCGTGGGGAAATCCACAAGGTGTCTGCGAATGATGCGTGAAATACCAGCCGTTGATTTTATCATGGCTAATCAGCTCAATTTCTTGTCGGGTAGGGTGGTCAGCCTGTTGACCGAGTACGCCAGAACGAAAGACATCAAGCTGTTGGAGCAAGCGTGCGGGGATTTGGCAACGCTAACAGCAAGGGAAAGATTTATCGAGGAGAGGTTTGATGCCTAACGTCACAATCGAGAATCTGAGCGATAATTGCCAAGTGACTGTCATAATTACTGAGCTGGTGGACATCGACGATCCCAACCCACCGGCAGAGAAGCCGGAGGATCAGGACAAAGAGAACGTGTGGCTGGTTAGCAAGCAGGGCGAAGGTTGAGATAGTCCCCGTGGACACCATCGCAGACCGATTGGATGTAGATGGCTTCTTCGTGCAGCGCGTCCTGATAATCCTGCTCGGACACGCAAGAGATCAGAACAACCAGTAGCAGGGCGAGGGGGTATCGTAGTTTCACTAGATCCACTCCTCATCCATTTCTACCAGCGACCAATGGCTCCGCGCCTGATATTTAGCCTTAAATATGCACTCGTCTAACATCTGAGCCATCGCCGCAAAATACTCCACAAAAACCGGCTGGTCGGGGGTGTAGTCAATTTCATTGGCCGCGCTAGCAAGTGACCAATCCGACGCGGCTCGCAAAAACCTGATAGCGGTTGGCATCTTTTCCGCTGATAGGATGACTTCGTCGCCTTTGGTTTCGCCTTCGATGCACACTAATTTGTATCCAGAATTAATCATTTTTTTCTCCCGTGGGCCGCTTACGCGGCCTCTCCTATCGTGTATCCGTTGTGGCCTACTCGGCGGTACATGCCGCTGTAGTCGCCGTTGCCGTGAATTACGATGGCGTCAGCTCCGGTTTCTGTCTCTCGTATCCATGCAAGACGCCACTCGACTTCCCAGCCAGCAACGCTGCCGTACAACGCCATTGTGCCCAATACGAATCCCTTTGGGCCGGGCTGTAGTTTGATGTCGTTGGTCATGTCGATCTCCTGTTGTGTGAAGCCATATTAAAAAGAAAGTTTTCAAGTGTCAAGCGATATAACAAAAAAAAGTTAAATTAATTTCGCAGGGTGTTGTAGAATAGAGCTTGCAATCCGTTAATCATTCGTGGTATTTGGCGCGCATGACAAAGACAAAAGACCTCAGAGGCAGTCTGACGAAAACTGACCAGCAACGACATTTTCCTGAGCTATTCGGTGGTAAGGGCTCGCGTCCAAGAATCGCCGGAAGGCTGAACAACAACTCACCTGCCTATCAAGATGGGTGGGAGCGCATCTTTGGGGGGAAGCATGGCGAAGACTAGAGCGCAACTGAACAGAGCACTGCGTCAAGACGAGATGCGTAAGAAGATTGAGGCTAGTGGGTACGAAGCGCATGTCCATGATTGTATTAGGAATTTGCTTGATCCGAAGCAGGAATTTAGCGCCGTTGAAGTACAGCGCATGAACTCCGCAGCTACATTGTCACTGAAGATGATGGCCAAGTTCATTCCTGACCTGAAATCAACTGAGGTTACGGGAGAGGGTGGTGGCGACTTGGTAATTGCAGTGCAGAGAAAGCGATTCGATGGCGACGATTGAGTACGTAATGAAGCCGCAGGGGAGAGTGCTGGAGGAGTTTGCCGATTGTCGGTCACGCAACTCATTCATCATGGGGCCGTTGGGTTCTGGCAAGACAGTCCAAGTCATCCTCAAGTTTCTCGAGTTGATGTGCGAGCAGGCACCGGTGACGCAGAAGGCACACCCAAACCACGGGGTGAGGTTAAGCAGGATCATTGCTGCGCGGAACACCTATAGCGAGTTGTTCTCGACCACCATCAAGGATTGGTTGGAGGTGCATGGAGACTTGGGTGAGTTCAAGCAAGGCAACAAGGAACCGCCCACCCACAAGATTGAGTTCAAGTTGGAGGATGGAACGACGGTACGAAGTGAAGTCATCTTCATTGCGTTCGACAGACCTGATCACGTCAAGAAAGCACGAGGCATTCAGACAACTTGGGCATGGCTGAACGAAGCCAAGGAACACAGCAAGAGCGTGGTGGACATGCTCGACCTGCGATGTGGCCGGTATCCCTCAATGAAAGAGGGTGTGAGACCTACACATTACGGGATGATCGGTGACAGCAACGCACCAGACGAAGACCACTGGTATTACAAGCTGGCGGAAGAAGACCGGCCAGAGGGTTGGATGTTTCACCGGCAACCGGGTGGGGTGTATCGAGAGGGTGACGGCTGGTATCTGAACGAGAGCGCAGAGAACCTGCACAACTTGCCTGAAGACTACTACGGTCGAGGCTTGCAGGGTAAGACAGATGATTGGATCAAGGTTAACTTGGCGAACGAGTACGGCTTTGTCTCAAGCGGCAAGCCAGTACATCCGCTGTACACTGACTCCATACACTGCACAGGCGATCAATATGAACCGAACAGCGATACACCCGTTGTGCTCGGCTTTGACTTCGGGCGGACACCAGCGTGTGCCTTTGTGCAGCGTGATGCGCTTGGTCGGTGGGTGTGCTTCGATGAGTTCTGCATGACTGACAGCGGGGCGGTGGACTTCGCACCAACACTGAAGCGGTACATCGACGCCAACTATCCCAAGTTCAAGTTCCGTGGGTGGGGTGATCCGTCTGGTGACAACAAGAACCAAGCCAATGCTGATACACCGTTCAAGATCATGCGTGCTGCTGGGATACCCTGCACTCCCACTCTCACGAATGACCCCGCGTTGCGTAGAGCGGCGCTCGAATTGCCGATGAAAGAGTTGTGCATGGATGGCAAGCCTAGGTTCCTGATCAGTCCCAAGGCAAAGATGATACGCAAGGGCTTGCAGGGCGGCTTCTCTTACCGTCGCATCCAAGTGTCGGGCGACAAATACACTGATGAGCCGGACAAGAACGAGTACAGCCACCCGGTAGAGGCGTTGGAGTACGCACTGCAAGGCGAGGGTGAGGGCCGTCAGGCGATAAGCACACAGCACATTCATCGAGCACCACGAACAGCGAAGGTTCAGTTCAATGTCTTCGGGTAACGTGTACGCGGTGTTCACAGCGGCACGACACCACTGGTGGTCACGGCTATTGCATCCGCTCTATCAGCATTGTTACTTGCTGAAGGCTGACGCAGGCCGGTGGATCGTGTATGGCAAGACATCAGAGGGGCTGGATTTGATGACGCTGGATGAATTCAGCGCATCTGAAGGGAATGTGATCGTGGCCAAAGCCAAGGTGCGCGATAATCAGAGAAGTTTATTTATGCTCAACACCTGTGTCGGGCATATCAAGCAGGCGATTGGGATACGCAACCCGTTCATCCTTACGCCGTATCAATTGTACAAACACTTAACGAGGTGATTTATGGGCGCACTAAGACCAAAGAAGCCTGAGCCACAGGCGAGAGAGGTAGCACTGGCTGCACGTCAGGAGAAAGCGTTAGACGAAGAGATTGAGGAACAAGAGGGACGCTTACGGGCACAACGACGTGGGCAACTAGGCACTCGTTCACTGTTGGCAGGGGCACCGGCAAGCCGTAAGGCTGCGGCTTCGGGCATGGGTAGAGGCAAGGCTAGCAAGGCATCTATGCCATCTGCAGCACAACGCGCAAGCATTCTGAGCGGCATCAACGTACGGGGCATCGCATGAAGTCGCCCAAGTACCTTGGCTCCGTTAAGGACATGAAGCGCAGAGAGAAGCGGGCATTCGACACCGAGGGCATGTGGCACGATCAGATGTCCGACGTGTACGAATACTTCCTACCTCAGCGCAACCTGTTCGAGACGCAGAACACGGGTCAGAAGAAGATGGATCGCATATTCGATTCAACCTCCCTCACCGCCATTCAACAGGCTGCTAGCAAGTTGCAGGAAAACATCGCACCGATCCAAGCGAGATGGGCTGCATTCCAACCCAGTAATGAGGTCTTGGAACTACTCGAGCAAGGTGACGTGGGTGTTACTGAGCAACAGGTGCGCGAGAACCTCGACAAGCAAGCAAGCATTGTCTTTGACTACATCAACAGGAGTAACTTTGGCACGCAGTTCTATGAGGCTGCACTAGATCTGTTGATCGGTACAGCAACGCTTCGCATCGACGAGACCGATGACGATATGAACCCCATCGTCTTCCACTGCATACCTCAAAAGGGTATCGCGTTTGAAGAAGGGCCATTCGGCAACATTGAGACGCACTGGCGTAGGTTCAGTGTGAAGGCTCGTTTGCTTGAGCGAATGTGGCGTGGCGTCGAAGTGTCCGAGACTGTACGCGCACTGATCGAGAACTCACCCGATGCTGACCTCAAAGTGTGTGAGGGTGTGGTATTCGAGCCGAAAGCAAAGCGGTACTACGGTTGCTTATGGGTGAACGACGAGGATAGGTTCTCATGGATCGAAGACTTCGGTGAAACATCGCCTTGGGTCACTGGCCGCTACACGAAGGTAGCCGGTGAGGTGCGTGGTCGCGGGCCTGCAATGCAGTGTCTGCCCGATGTACGCAGTCTGAACAAGGCCAAAGAGTTTGTCTTGCAGAAGGCGGCTATCGACTTGGCTGGCATGTACACAGCAACCGATGATGGTGTGACCAACCCGTACAACCTGACCATAGCCCCGGGCGTTGTCATCCCTGTTGGATCGAACAACACTAGCAACCCGTCGATCATGCGTCTGGACACAGGAACGAACCTCGGACTCGCACAGTTTGAGATCACGGAACTGCAGAACGCTATCAAGCTGGCGCTGTTCAACGACCTGCGCGACCCTGCTGGGCCTGTCCGTACTGCTACCGAGATCGCTATTGAGAGCCGAGAGCTAGCGAAGCGCATCGGTTCCGCGTTTGGACGGCTACAAACTGAGGTGTTGATACCTATCCTCAAGAGGGTGGTGTCGATCCTGACCCGTCGTGGTCTGATTATGCCGATTGAGTTGGACGGCAAGGACGTGGAAGTAAAGTTCACATCCCCCCTCGCCCGTGCTCAGGATGGTGAGGACTTGTTGTCACTCCAACAAGCGGTGCAGTTCGTCGCTGCTAACGCTGGGCCTGACCTGATTGCCACGTCATTCAAGATCGAGGACTTCGGAAGTTACGTTGCTGAGAAGACCGGCATGTCATCCGATTTAGTTCGTAGCGATACGGAGAAGCAACAGGCTATTGAAGCCGGAGCGCAGCAGGAAATGGCTCAACAACAGGCTCAGATGCCCCCACAACAGCCCCAGTTGCAGGCGGTTGAATGACTTGGCAAAGCATAGAGGGTAGCAATGAGGGCGCTCACAAGGCCGCTGCGGAGGCCAGAGAGCGTTTCTCTGAATTAACGAAGGCGTACAGCCGGTGCTTTGCTACTGAAGACGGGCAAAAGGTGGTGGAGGATCTGACTAGGAAGTTCCTGTTAGACAACTCCACTGACCTTGGGGCGCGGAACGTAGAGTACGAGGCTGCATATCACAACGGTGAGGCGGGGGTCATTAGGATGATCGTCCACTACATCCAACAAGCGGAGAAAGTATGAGCGAAGTGGAAGAAGTCGAAGAACTGGAAGAAGTGAAGCCCAAGAAGCGGGCAGTCAAGAGCAAGATCGAGGTGGTCTGCGCTGAACCCGACTACCTGAAGAAGATCAAGTTTGATATGGGCTGGCTGCAGAAGGTCGGCACCCAGTACGGGATTGATAAGTTCGAGTACATACACAAATTCAGGGCGTTTCGTTGCTATAAGTCTGGTCAACACGTTGATTGGATAGACGTAAACGATCTCGCACTGTTAAACGGTGAGCGGAGACTGGTACAGATCCTTCTCAAGCACCAACCTGTAAGCCCCAAGCGGGCTGTAATAAACTATCCTTGGAGATAAGAATGTCAGAGGCCGTTGAAAACGACACCCTTGAAAGCAATGAACCCACATCACTCGTTGATGCAGCAGAACCCACCCTCTCGGAAGGCGAATACTTCTTAACGGAAGGAATCAAGGGCGCTGGTGACACGCCTGAGTGGTACAAGGCTGAGAAGTACAAGTCCGTGGCTGACCAAGCCAAGGCATACACAGAATTAGAGAAGAAGTTTGGCGGCTTTACTGGCGCACCCAAGGATGGCTACGCAATGCCGGAGGGAGTGGAGCAAGGCGACGAACTAATGGACGCGCTCAAAGGCTTTGCCGAGAAGACCAACATGAATCAGTCCTCATTCAATGAGGCATGGGAACTGTTAATCGCTCAGGGTGAGGCGGTTGAGGAAGTATCTGCCGAGATGGAGATGCAACGCCTAGGTGACAACGCTACCGACCGCGTGAAGACTGTTGAACAGTTCATGAAGAACAACCTCGACAACGAAACCTACGAAAAGGTGCGTTATGCGGTCAACAGTGCGGAGTCTATCGAACTGGTAGAGGCACTGATCGGCGCTACTGCACCGGCCAAGCTACCTATCGACGGGCACATCGAACCGGGTGGTATGACATGGGATGACATCGAGGCTGAAATGTTCAAGAAGCATGAGAACGGACAGCTACTGAGGTCGATTGACAGCAGCCATGAGGCCAAAATACAGCGGATGATGAAAGAATTTGGCGGTGATAAGCCATATTCGCAAACATTTGGCTAAATTTATTATTGACAAACCGAAAAATGTGGTATCTTACACCCGTCGGATACCCCATTTGGGCCTGACAGATTTAGGTTAAAGACTGACCGATCTGTCGGGTACTCAGTTTAAGACCTTAGAGTGAGAGGCAATAACGCCTCGTTAAATTAATTTTGACAACTTTGAGGACTGAGCAATGTCAAAGAATCTTTCCGCTGTTGCGGTAACCGAGTTTGACAGTATGGTCAAACATGCCTACCAAGGCATGGGCCTGCTGAAAGGCGGTGTTACTGTTCGTAATAATGTAGTAGGTGATACCTACAAATTCCGTCGCATGGGTAAAGGACTTGCCAACCAGAAGTCTACTTCTGATCTGGTAACGCCAATGGACGTGTCTCACGAGTTCAAGACTGCTACGCTGGCTAACTGGAACGCTCCCGAGTACACGGACATCTTCGATGCCGCTGAAGTTAACTTCGATGAGAAGCAAGAGCTTGCAAACACTATTGCAGGTGCCTTGGGCCGTCGTTGTGACCAGTTGGTTATCGACGCTATGGACGCATCTACCCCTCTCACCACTGCTGTAGTTGCTGGCGGTACTAACCTAACGATGGCTAAGGTCATTGATGCACAGGTAGAACTGCGCGATCAGGGCGTACCGAACACTGAGTTGTTCGCAGCTATCGAAGCTGGCGGTCTGGGTGGTTTGTTGAACGATGAGAAAGCTACAAACGCTGACTACCAGAACATCAAGGCTTTGGTGTCTGGTGAGATCAACACGCTTGTAGGCTTCCAGTTCATCATCCTAGAGACTCGCACCGAGGGTGGTTTGACTGAAGCGGCTAACGTCGTGGATTCATGGTTCTTCCAACGTCCTGCTATTGGCCTTGCCATCGGTATCGACATGAAGACCGAAGTCAACTGGATTGCTGAACGTACTGCTTGGTTAACCAACGGTATGCTGAAAGCTGGCTCTGTCGTACGCGACGAGGGTGGTCTGGTTAAAGTTCAATACGACAAGACTGCTTAAAGGAGGGTCTCTCATGGCTTTTGATTACGACAAACTTTCTCGCATTGGCGGGATGGGCGATGCTCAGAAGGTATACGCATATGCGTCTTCTGACTCTATCGCCACGGTTACTGGCGCGAATTACTTCTTGCCAGCAATCAACGAGTTGCAGGTCAACGACGTTATCTTCGTAAGTGATAGCGATGCTGCTGCGGTTACTGTCACGTTTGTGAAGAGTAATACCGGAACAGCGATTGACTGTGCATCTGGTACGGCGCTAGGCGACTCCTAGTTTGGGTGGGGGGTTTCGGCCCCCCGCTCTTTTTTTGAGGGAAAGATATGGCGAGTAAGATCGACCTAGTAAGTAACGCGCTGATCCTCATTGGTGATTCGCCTATCAACACGCTAGACGGGAACACTCGTGCCCAGCAGGTTGGGTCTAACCTGTACGACAACATTGTAAAGTTTGAATTGACCAAACATCGGTGGGGGTTCGCTCGTAAGAAAGCGCAAATCTCACTAACGACCGATGTCCCTGCAGATCCCGAATGGCAGTCTATCTATCAGTTGCCAACCGACCTTCTGGTACTTATCAAGCTATACCCCAGCACTGGCTATCAAGTGTATGGCGACAAGGTATACGCCAATGGTAAGTCCGCTCTGTACTGCGACTACATCTATGACGTACCTGAGAGTGAGTGGCCTATCTACTTCTCCAAGATGATCGAGTACGCATTAGCCAAGGACTTCGCTACGAGCGTCAGGGACAGTGCTACGGCAAGGGGAGAGATGGCTGCGGAATACCTGAATGCGTCCCGTATGGCGCGTTTCACGGACTCTCAGCAGCATCCACAGACGAGGATACAAAGTAATCCATTTACGAACGTTAGGTACTAATCGTGGCTAAGACGCGATTCATCCAATCTAGCTTTGTGAGTGGTGAGCTTAGTCCTTTATTGAAGGGTCGTATCGACCTTGCTCAGTATTATCAGGGTGTGCAGACCGCTAAGAACGTGGTCATTGTCCCTCAAGGTGGGATGAAGCGTCGGCCCGGTACTGAGTATGTGCAGACTGTCATCAACACCCTCTCTCGCAATACTACGGTGCCTACGGTTCCCAATGGCGGGACGGCTGGCAACGTCAATGATGACAACGACAACACGACATCCGTTACGACGGTCGGTATATCCACGACAAACCCGTATGTGGTTTGCAAGTTCGACCTAGGATCTGCAAAGGCCGTAGAGTTCTTCGACGTTAGAAACGTGTTTCTGTCTGCTGGCACGTCTGACGAGTTCAAGATTCAGTATTCAACCGATGATGTGACCTATGTTAACGCGGCTAGTGTCCCGTTGCTGGGTATATCCTCGCAGGACTTCCGATTGTTTATAGGCAAAACGGCTAGATACTGGCGCTTGGCTAGGGTTGGAGCGGCGGATCTTACCACCGCTGTAATTACGGTAGGTACAGTTGCGCCGATTGAGCAGACTGCCACGGCATCTAATTTCAAGATGCTGGATTTCAGCGTAGAGGATGCTCGGCACTACCTGTTAGTCGTGACTGAGAACAACATTCGCGTATTCCGCACACCAAACACTCATGTAGCGGACATCAAGACCACTATCGCGTCCGCTGATGTACCCGAAGTACGCGCTACACAGGTCGAGAACGTGATGCTGTTGTTCCAAGAGAACACGATACCGAAGCGATTGATTAACTTGGGCGCTGACACCGAGTGGTTTATCGACGATATACCGTTTAGCAACGTGCCTCAGTTCGATTACAACGATGCTTCTAGCCCCACACCCGTTAGCGATGTGCAGGTTATGACGCTCACAGGCTTTGTTGCCGGTGATAAGTTTCAGATAGACATAGAGGGCGTAACGTCTAAGAACATCACGTTTGCCGGTGACGCTACTGCGGATCAGCAATCGTCTACAGAATTCAACATCCAGCGCAATATCCAAGAAATGCCGGTGATGGGCGAGACGGGCGTTAGTGTTGCTCGTATAGCCCCAGACGGGTCTGGTAACTTTCGATACACCATTACGGTGGGTGGGGAGTCGGCAAAAGACTTTGAGCTGTACTCAGCATTTGCTTCTACTGGCACCGCAAGCAAGACTATCGCCTTTACGAAGACAACAAACGGTTCTCCACGCAAGGAGGACATCTGGTCGGCTACCCGAGGTTACCCCAAGACAGCATGTTTCTATGAAGGACGGTTGGTTCTTGGCGGTACTCGGTCTAAGCCACAGTCTTTGTTCTTCTCCAAGTCTGGGTCGTTCTTCGACTTCGATATTGATGACGGTGATGACGATGAGGCCATCTTTGTAACCATATCGTCTCGCAAACTGAACGACATTGTTGACGTGTTCCCCGGTCGTAACTTGCAGATATTCACATCTGGTGCGGAGTTTGCTGTTACTAGCAGTCCTGTCACGCCATCGAGCGCGCAGGTTAAACCACAAACGTCACACGGTGCGCTAAACGTAGAGACTCAGGACGTAGACGGCTCCACCATCTTTGTGGATCGTAACGGTAAGTCGATTAGAGACTTCGTGTTTTCGTTCAATGAGGACGCATACGTTACACAAGACCTGTCTGTACTCGCCTCTCACCTAATTACACAGCCTGTAGACATGGCTCTGTTGAGTGGTACGCAGAGCGACGATGCTAACTGGGTGTTCTTTGTAAACAATGACGGCAAGGGCGTGATCCTTAACACCCTCCGCGCTCAGGACATTACCGGGTTCACTCGATGGGAGAACACCGGCAGCATCAAGGGCGTGTGTGTTGTAGACGAAGACCTGTACCTAATCACTGAGCGAACCGTTAACAGCGCGACTGTTAAGTTCTTGGAGCGTTGGAACTTCGATTACAAGATGGACGCATCAACCAAGATAGCCCCTACAAGCTCTCAGACTGTCCTTACAGGGCTGGATTATTTAGAGGGGCAGACGGTACAGATCGTTGCTGACGGCGTTGTACTGCAGCCTAGGGCGGTCTCATCGGGGTCTATAACCCTAGAGGCTAGCGAGACAGGCTATACAAGCGTTGAAGTGGGTCTAAACTTCCCAATCGAACTGAAGCCGATGCCGTTGAACACCAGTTTCGTCGGCAGTGGTCAAAACCAACTGCGGTTGAAGCGCATTGTAAGGATTAACAGCCGTGTATTCCAGACCTCTGGCGTGTACGTTAACGGTAATGCGGTGCCGATCAGGGCATTCGGGCCTGCACCAGACACCCCATTGGATAACCCGCCAGACGTGTTAACGGGTATCATTGACGATATATACGGTACAGACGGATGGACGAGAGAGGAGGTGCCGGTGTTTACGGTTCCTGACCCCACCCCGTTCCATATACAAATGATTGAATTTGAAGTGGAGAGTAGCTAATGCCTTTTCCAATAATTTTAGCGGCTATAAAGGGCGTTGCTGCCGCCGCTGTTGCAAACCCTCTCGCTGCCGCTGCTCTTGGTGCAACTGTAGTATCTGGCGGCTTTTCTGCTGCGGCTTCTCGTTCTGCTGGAAAGGCGCAAGAAAATGAGCTGCAACGCCAAGCCGAGCAAGAGCGTATTGCGGCAACAGGTCGTGAGCTACAGCGTCGTGAAGAACTAAACCGTATGCTTTCCGCGAGGTCTCTTGCTTTGTCTACGTCTGGGCTTGCTGGTGAGGGTACGCCTCAAAGTATTGCCCTCTCCGCTGCTGAAAAAATCGGTATGGGTGAGGGGATGGAGAGCCTAAGCGATCAACTAAGACAGGCCCAACTTAAACGTGCGGCTAAAAATGCGCGGTTAACAGGCAACATACAGGCAGCGTCTACGCTGTTGGACACTGGCGCAAAGGCTCTTGGACTTATGAGTAGTCCTTCGCCGTCGTCTAAAGCGAAGCCTACGGGATACTTGCAGTTGAAACCGGGTGGTAGTTAATGGCTAAAGAAATAAAATATTACGGCCAGCTACGTCCTACTGGGGTAGATGACTCTGCCGCCAAACGGCTGCAAGCGATAGCTGGTTTAGCCGATCAGGTACAAAGTATTGCTTATCAAGCCGGTGCTAAAAGAGCGCAAGAGATTGGTGCCGCTGAGGGCGCTATTGCTGGGCAACAAGCCGCCGAAACTGGAGAAGCCCCAGAGCGCCGTAAAGGATTCTTGTCCTCGCTATCTATTAAGGATCAGTCGTACAACCAAGCTATGGAGGGAGCGTTTCTAGCGTCCATGCAAGTGGATGTGCAAAACGATATCTCCCGTATTGCGGCAGAAAACCCAAACGACTCATCTGCTTTTGCTGTTAAGTCACAAGCAGCAACGGCTCCTGTTCTATCGTCTATAACAGATGATGCTATGAGGGCGAGGGCAGCGCAGACTATAGACACCATACAGTCTGGCGCGTTAAGGCAAGTTGAAGCCGCAGAAATTGCTAAGGACAAGGATACTGCTGATCAGCGGTTTTCTAACGTAATCAACGTTTCTAGTGATGCGTTGGCCACTGCCGCCAAAGCAGGCGACTTGATAGGCGTCACTACCCAGCAGCAAAACATTATTGACGGCATGGCTGGTCGATTACAACTGGGGACGATATCGGAAGTACAGTATGAAGAAGGCGTTAGAAGCGTAGGGATTCTTGCTCAAAACTCCGCGTACCAAGGAACAATACGCGATCTAATGAACGATGGTGATTGGGTTGGTGCGCTGCGTTCTGTCGAGACATTGGCATCTAAGCCGTTGAAGGGTTACCGAAATGAGGAGCAGGATGCGCTCATCACCCTGTTAAGAAGTGATGTCAGTGAGCGGTTGGCGCTTGATAACCAAGCCGATTCTGAACAGCAGCAAGACCTCGCACTTTTGCAGGAAGCCAATGCTAGTGATTTGTTCCTTAACATTCTAAATGGAACCGCAGGCACGTCAGACATACAAAGAGCTATGGGTACGAGAGGTATATCTTTTAGCCAAGGTAAGTCTTTGCAGAGCACGATAACAACTAGGGGTCAGGGCGTTGACGATATCCAGCTAATCATGGAGATTCAAGACAACCTAACCACTAACCCACAAAAAGTGCGGGAGCTAATCAAAGCTAACACTGGCACTCGATTGACTACATCTACGGCTGAAAAGTTCTACGGTATTGCGTCGGCAAACCTGACGGGTGAAAGCCCATTAAGCCGGGGTGAAGCTGTGCGTTTCCGCGACTATCTCAAGCGAATGACTGTGGTAACTGGCCCGTTAGCAGCCATTGATCCAGTACAACAAAATCTTTGGGCCGAGCTTGATGTTGTATATGCAGATCGAGTTCTTGCCGGCGAGCGTCCGGCTGAGGTTGCGGCTGACTTGGTAGAGGCCAAGGACTTAGCAATGTCATCAAAAGACATCGACTCTAGTATAGACAACCTAAAGACTGAAAGGAAAAAAAGAAGTAAAACTTCTAGCCCAATGAGCGATGATGAGTTTCTCGAAAAACATGCGGCGCTGCTTGCCGAGAAAGAAAAGGTAGCGGCGTACAATGCCTTCCGAGACGATCTATCTCAGATCATGAAGCGATAAGGATTCCACATGGCTAAAAGCCCATTCGTCACAGCAATAGAAGCGGCTACCGGCAAAGAAGCAAAGCCGAAGTTTGAGCCTGACCTGACCGCTATATCAGAGAAGTATGGCGTTGATCGAGGTCTTGTTGGCGGCATCGCTAAGACTTTGGCGGGCGCGACTGTTGCTGCTGGTGGCATTACTGCAAGCGAAGAAGCGGAAGCTGGTGTATTGACTGCCATGCTCACTCCCAAGTTGCGCCAAAACCTAACCAAGATGGTACAGGGAGAGGATCTTACTAAGTCTGAAGAAAGAGCGGTACGCAAGTACATCAAGCAAGTAGAGGAGACCGATGACGCTTGGGGTGCTCGTGAGCGTATGCGTATGGCTGACATTGAGACGCCAGATGTAGAGGTGCTAGATCGTCCGATCATTGACCCGCAAAGCATGGTGGGAAGCGTTGTTGTTCCCGTCATGGGTGACGCAAGTATAACCGGCGCTACGCTAAAAAATGTGGAGGGGGTTCCTTTAGACAAGGGCGTTCCCCTACATGGTGGCCCTAACTTTGGCCTTCAGGCTATGTACGAGCAATCCAATTCAGCATGGGAGTCTATGTATAGCGCCGCTGCGACCAAGCAGGCTCACTTCCTGAGGGCGCAGCAAGAAAACCCTGAAGCAAATGTGTTAGGCGTTTATACGGCTATGGGGCCGGAGTCCATGAAGTTTAATACAATGACTTCAGAGATCGCGCTGCGCCAGTTTCCTGCGCTAAAGATTCCTGCAAGAGACATTGAAGCGTTTGACAACGTCATGCGCGAGAAGTATCCAGACTTTGCCGGTGTTGAGTCGCCAGATGCTTTGGCGCAAGTCTTAAACAAACTGCCGGTCACTAACAAGAAAGGCAAAAAGGTTTCTAGCGGCAACTTCCGCAAAGCCCTAATGACCGAAATGGGCAAGGGGAAGTGGAGCAACAAGGGCTTTCCCGTAATTGATGACATTGTCAGGGCTATAACTGAGCCAGACCTCGTGGGCGGTGAGCTAGGCGCAAGTGGTTTTTCCATATTTAAGTCTATGCCTGAAGCGGATCTAATAGAAACGGCTAGGACTACAACTTACGACACGGGTATTCCGGGCCAGTATTACGGCGGCTTGCAGAACAGTATCCCTGCTGCATTGATGTTTCCTAGATTGTGGGCGCGTACAGGCGAGGCTGTCACAAAGTCTGGAGATCCCCTTAATTTCAGCCAACAAGTAGGTAAGTTACGCACGAAGACCCAAGACAGTTGGCACGAAGTTATCGACCAACAATGGGCTGACACGATCAGTCAATACTTAGACGACCAGTATGACAACATTAGAGTGCAGCGAGTTGCTAAAGGTACAGTTGCTGCCGGTACTGTTATCGCATCACCGTTTAGTTTTGCCGAAGACAACACTGAGCCTAGCTATCTAAACACTCGTCAAGAAGCAGACCTCACCCCCTCCCAAATAGCCTTGCAAGAGCTTAACGCAGAAATAGAGGATGAGCGTGGCAAAGAGACTGTAGCGCCCGAGACGGGCGATAGTCTTGGCTTTATCTTTGACCCAAAGCTGGGCCGCATGCGTCCTCGCACCGCACAGGACGAGAGCACACTAGCGCAGGCTATTGCTACCGATGTTGGTCGTGGAATCACGGAGATACCTGAACAAGCACTGTATGGCGCTGTAGACGCAGTGGGAGAGGCTGTACAGGCGTTTGGTGGTGAGGGGGACTTCCAGTTCACGGAAGAAGAATATCAGCCAGAGACCACTACCGGCGCTCTGGCGAGGGGCATTAGCCAGTTCATGGTTGGGTTTATCCCTGCGGTTAAGGGGTTGAAGTACGCGGGCGTTACTAGCGGTATCACTCGCTCACTAATTGCTGGCGCTGCTGCTGACGCTACGGTATTTGATCCTTATGCCGGTCGATTGGCTGATCTAGCTAACCAGTACCCAGACCTGCAAGGGCCGCTTACTGACTACCTTGCTACCGATATTAATGATTCCGAGGCAGAAGCTAGATTTAAGAACGCGCTAGAAGGTTTGGCGCTGGGCGGAATGGTTGAGGGCTTTGTAAAAGCTGCTCGTATGATTAAGGGTCGCCAGACAATCAAGGGTCTTGCTGACGATACAGGCCAGAAGCCAAGCGAGTTGATCGACGAAACGATTGATGATGCCAAGCTAGATGACGGTACTGGCGCTGAAAGCCGGGCGATGGTTGAGTTACGAACAAAGCAAGAAGAAGCGGAAGGCGAGTTCATCCCATTCGAGGACTTGGCGGCTCAAGAGAATGTCGGCTTTGTTCTTCCTGAGTTTAAGTCGGGGCGAGGGGATGCCAAGCCAGAAGCTGCGGAAAACATCAACCTCAACAACCTGAGCACCACCGAGGAAGTAGATGCGCTAATTAACCGCGTAGCAGAAACCGATGCTCCTATTATCAATGAGGCAAGACGGCAGAAGGTTTTCAACGACGATCTGCCCAAGCTAGCCGATGACCTAGGCATGACGGTTGATGACCTACTATCCAGACCCAAAGGCGCGGCCTTCAATGCAGAGCAGATTCTAGCTTCCCGCAAGATTTTGGTAGCGTCCGGTGAAAACCTAGTTCGCATGGCTAAGAAGGCCAATAGCGTCGATGGTACAGAGATGGATCTTGCTTTGATGCGTCGGGCTATGACTCAGCACCGAGCTATTCAAGCGCAAGTGTCCGGCATGACAGCAGAAGCTGGTCGTGCGTTACAGCAGTTTCGCGTTGTTGCTGAGAGTTCACGCCTACAAGAGAAGGCTATCAAGGACATCCTTACTGCCAATGGCGGTGACGCCTTGAATCGTAAGATGGCACAAATGCTGTCTGATCTGGACGATCCAGCTAAGGTTGGTAAGTTTGTAAGTAAGGCATCTGACGCAACCACGTTGGATAAGCTATACGAGGTCTGGATTAACGGCCTGCTTTCCTCTCCCGCTACTCATATTGTGAACATTGTTTCCAACATTATGACGGCTGGGTTCTCTGTATCAGAGCGCAAGGTAGCGTCACTAATCGGTGGCGGCAGAAATATACCTAGGGGTGAGGCTGAAGCGCAGTTGGCTGGCATGGTTGCTGGCGCAAGAGATGGTATGCGTCTCGGGTGGAATGCACTCAAGACCGGGGAGCCAACCGATCCGCTACAGAAGATGGAAGTCGAGAACCATAGAGCCATCACTGGTGATCAATTAGGGTTGTCAGGTACCGCTGGCCGCTTTGCTGATTATGCGGGTGAGGTTGTCCGGGTTCCCGGTAGACTATTGACTGCGGCTGATGAGTTCTTCAAGGCTGTTGGGTATCGAATGGAGCTGCATGCTCAAGCATATCGGCAGGCATTTAACGAGGGCCTAGATGGTGACGCTGCCGCCGCTCGTGTCATGGAGATTATTGATAATCCTCCTGAAAACATCAAGATGGCGGCTACCGATGCGGCTAGATACCAGACGTTTACTAACCGGCTGCCTGAAGCCAAAATGTCTTGGGTTGCTGAGGTTGGTCAGCTAGCTGAGAAGGCTAGACACGCTCCTGCATCTGGCCCATATGTACGGGTTATCGTGCCGTTTGTAAGAACACCTACAAACATTATGAGCTACCTGCTGGAGCGGACTCCTTTGGCCTACACATCTCAAGCGGTGAGAGATGACATTGCGGCTGGTGGTGCTCGTAGGGACTTAGCTTTGGGCAAGATTGTTACCGGCTCAATGGTTATGGCGGTGACTGCCGAGTTAGCGATGGCTGGACAAATTACTGGCGCTGGGCCAACACATCCCAAGATGCGAAACATTCTAAGAGAGACAGGCTGGCAGCCGTACTCGATAAAGGTTGGCGATACTTACTACGCTTACAATCGACTAGACCCTATTGGCGGGTTACTAGGCTTGGCTGCGGATATGACCGAGATAATGGGTCAGACCACAGAGGCAGAAGCTAGTGAAGTGGCTTTGGCTGCGGTTCTATCTATCACCCAAAACATGGCAAGCAAGACGTATCTTAGTGGAGTGTTCGATTTCGTTGAAGCATTCTTTGGCGCCAGCACTGATCCAGAGGCTAGCAACTGGAAGCTGAATAACTGGCTGAACCGATTGGGCGGGTCAATGGTTCCATCTTTCGTTGCCGCTATAGAGAGGCAAGTTAGCCCTGAGATCAGCGCAACCTACGACATGATAGACCGTATCAAGTCTAGGATTCCCGGCATGTCAGCAGGACTCCCACCCCGTAGAAATATCTTTGGGGAAGTCATTGTGCCTTCTGGTGGATTAGGGCCAGACATTATCTCACCCATCTACACTAATGAAACCAAGGACAATCCTGTTGCTGACGAAATGGTACGGCAGCAAGTGCCTATCGGAATGCCTAGACGCACAGTCAATGGTGTAGAATTAGATGCAGAGCAATACGATCAATACGTCCTGTATTACGCGGGAGAGGGCTTGGCCAAAGGTGTGCCTAAATTAAAGACTGCACTTGGCAACCTTATAAAGTCTCCGGGTTATCGGAATGCAACTGACGGGCCTGATGGTGGCAAGAGTCTTTTGATCAGATCTATTTTCGCCAACTATAGATCCGCTGCACAGAAAAAACTGTTTCAAGAGAATGCGGAACTGAACCAAGCAAGAATCAATGTCTTGGAAGACAAGCAAAGAAAACTCACAGGTAGATCACTATGACGGTAACGAATACGACTGCTCGTAACCAATACACTGCTACAGCAGGGCAGACTGTCTTTGCGTACACGTTTGAGGTGTATGACAAGGATGACCTCGTTGTACTAAAGAACAGCACGACTCTATCAGAGGGTTCTAACTACACCGTGTCGGGTGTGGGGAATGACAACGGTGGAAATATCACGCTTGCTGTTGGCGCTACTGCCGGTGACGTTATCACCATCTATAGAGACATGGCGCTAAACCGTACCACCGACTACCAGAATAGCGGTGACTTTCTAGCTTCGGAGGTTAACGAAGACTTCGACCGATTGTGGTTGGCTATCCAGCAGAACGCTACAAGCGATTCTCGCTCTGTTAAAAAGCCGGTTACTGATCTGAGTTCAATCAACATGGAGCTACCAGTAGCATCTGGGCGCTCTCACAGGCTTCTAGGCTTTGACTCTACGGGTGCTGTTGAAGCCGTTGATTACCTGAAGGCTCAAGAAGTAACGATCCTGACTGAAGACACGTTCACGGGTGACGGCACTACAACAGCGTTCACCCTAAGCAGTGCGCCGGTAACAGGTAGATTGCTGCAGATAACCATCGACGGAATTATGCAGGCCATTAGTTCGTACACGCTGTCTGGTCTAGTGGTTACATTCTCTGAGGCACCACCGTTCAACGCAGCTATCGAGGTGCGTAAGTTCATACGCAACTCCGACGTGATAGGTGACATCACAGCGGTTATTGCTGGTACAGGGTTGTCGGGCGGTGGTACTGGGGGAGATGTGACGCTTAACCTAGCATCCGTACCTGTATCGGTGGGTATCACTACCACAGTTACAGCAGCGTCTATGACGGCTACGGTTAACACGCACGTTTACGTTAGTGCCGCTGGGCGAACTATCACACTCCCCGCCTCACCGACTATAGGTCAACGAGTCCTGATTACAGTGGGTAACTTCACTAATACGGTGGTAGGACGTAACGGGTCGAAGATAATGAGCAGTGCGTCTGACTTCACAATGGATGCGGCGTATCTCTCCATACAATTCATATACACAGATGCAACTCAAGGGTGGGTAATGTCATGAGCAACTTTACAGATTTTATTAGCGGTGGTGGTGGTGCGTCATTTCCTACGATATTTTTAAGCAAGTCGCAGACTTTTGTGCCTCCTCAAGATGGTAACGTAATGATTCACGTCATTGGCGCTGGAGGTAGTGGCAATAGCAGCAGTGCGAATACGTTTGGTGGAGGGGGCGCTGGGGGCTACTGTAGAAAAAACTCTTTAGCCGTCACGACTTCTAGCTCTTTTACAGTAGTGGTTGGCGCTGGCGGGGCGCAAGTTTCGGGGGCTACCGCTGGCAATGCGGGAGGAAATAGCACTGTTTCTGGAACTGGCTTATCAAGTACCTTAACAGCTAATGGTGGAGGCGGCGGCCTTGCTTCTGGAACACCAGCGGGGGGAACGGCCTCTAATGGCGATGTCAATAATACTGGGGGTGCTGGTGGTAATGCTGCCAGCGCCAGAGCCGGTGGCGGCGCTGTAGGTATAACAGGCACAGGAAACACAGGTGGCGATCCCTCTAGCACAGGTAATATCGGTGTCTACGGTGGAGATTGCGACATTGTAGGAGATTTTTGGTCTTCAACATTAGGGCAGTTGGCAGGTGGAATTGGTGGTGTTGGTATAAGTTATAATTATGTGAGCGGTGCTATTGGTGATGCGCGTATAAATGGAGGGCCGTTAGCTGGTGGAGGATGTATGTATCAGGGGCAAAACCATGAGACTAATGCTGTAACAGGGGGCCACGGCGGTATTGGCGGTGGCGGCGGCGGCGCTAATAATCCTACCAACAATACTTTTTGCAGATCTGGGCGTGGCGGCGAAGGCATAGTCATTTTTCAGTACATACCGTAAGGAGATTTAAGTGAAATACAATATTAAAGATGCTGACGGTAACGTTACAAATACCATCATTGCTGATGTTGACTTTGTTGAGGCTAACTTTGACCACTATGAAGTGTGGGTAGCCCCTACACCTGCGGAACCTACGGCGGAAGAAGCCGCAAGGATGTGGCGTAATGCAGAGCTAGAGGCTACAGACAAAGCAGCACAAACCCCAGACTGGCCTAACAGAGATAACATCTTAACATACCGTCAGGCACTACGGGATTGGCCTAGCACGTCAAGCTTCCCAAGCACTCGTCCAGAATTAGGAGCGTAATATGGCTTTAACAAAAGCACACAACCGGCTTGTATCTGGATCAACGAAGAACGTCGTTGACTACGGTGCAACTGGTGACGGCAGTACGGATGACACCACTGCTATACAGGCATCTATTACGTCTACCTACGGCAACGAGGTAAGCACTGGTAATACCCTGAACCTCCCTCGCGGTGTGTTTAAGACTAGTGCCACTGTAGAGGTCAACAACAGCGGTCAAACGTACAACGTAGACAACATCACTCTGAAGGGGGCGGGGCGGCAGAGCACTGTTATCGACACCGCTGCGGCTACATCAGGGCCGGGCATTGAGTTGGTTAAGGGTATTTTCAACCACGTTTCTGACCTGACGGTACTGAACGCTACAACATCCGGTATCAACATAGAGTCTGTTGGCAACTCGTTTGCTTCCAACCGTAATAGCTTTGACAAGGTGCAAGTGAAGTCTAGCGGCACTGACGGCTTTGCGTTTGAGCGATCCTACTTAGGCAAGGTATCGGGCTGCAACTCGGAGGAGAACACGCAAAACGGGTTCTATCATAACTTCGAGATCCACACGTCATGGACGCTGGACAACAACTACGGCAGGCTGAACGGCACGCCTGATCCCTCTGCGCCTACCTTCTACACCCACGCAGGGTTCAAGAGTGACTTTAATGTTTACTCGTCCTACATCTCTAACGCGGCGGATGAGAACCGATACGGCTACCACATACTAGGCAACCGTGGCGTGTCGTTTGTTTCTAACGGTGCTGAGTTTAACGCTAGGGCAGGATTCTTTTTTGAGTCTGGGTCTAGCTATGAAGCTAACTGGGTTTCTGGTATAGGCAATGTTGGTAGCGGTAACAACAAGCAGAACAACGGGTTTGCAAACCACACTCACGTTAAAGCAGCCGACATTACTACAAACTTCGTTGTTCAGAAGCAGCCTGTATCCTTAGCTACTACTGTCGGTGGAACCTATGACTTCATCGCTACAGGACAGGGCGCTAAGTTAGTTCTCGAAGACCCGCTGATGCAGAACTCAGGGGCGAGGGCGTTTGATAGCGGCTTCATCCAGACCAACTACACCGCCCCCAAGCTGATTTACAGCAAGGCGTTCTCTGCATCTGGGGCACAAACATTGACTGCGCTAGACAGTTCGCTGGGCACAAGCAATGACTTCTCAGGAGAGATACTTATTACTGCCTGTAACAGTGCATTTGGAACTACAGGCGCTATCGGCTCTGCTATCTACAAGCTATTAATTAGCAAGACTGCCGTAGCCGGTGAGCAAGTTGTTGAGATTGCCAAGCTAGGATTGGTGGCAGGATCTGCTGCTAACCACCCCTCGTTTACATTTACTGTATCGTCAGGGAATCTTGTGGCTACGCCCGTTGGCTCTACTGCTGGCAACTTCTGGTTTGCGCTAGAGAAGGTCGGCGGCAACTTCATTTTTGAGTAAGAGGTAATCATGTCTTTTGTACAAAACGATTTGCGCGCCATTGGTGGCTCTGCTGACGGAGCCGTCACATGGGAATACACCACTGATAGCACCCCGAGTGAGGTGGCTAACGAGGCTAACTACTTCGGTTCCGCATCTAGCTTGCTGTCGGTAGGTGACACGCTGTTCATCAAGTCAGGACAACCGCTCGGTATGAGCGCGGTTATAACGCAAAGCGACGGTGACCAAGTTCAACTTGGGTCTGTTGCAGAAATCACAATTTAGAGAGGTTCAAGATGGGTAATCCATTCAGAGGTGTAGACGGTCAGTTAAACGGTAGCGTCTACGACATGGTTCCGGTTACACCGGCAAACGGGTCAGACAACGTAGGCACTGGTAACATTGCTATTGGTCTATACATTACGGGTGAGGGTAACGTCTCGTTCCACACTAAAGACGGTGTGACTCGGACTGTGGCTGTACCTGATAATTTCTATCTGATCTGCTCGGTGAAGCGAGTCCTCAGTACAGGGACTACTGCCACCGGCATCCATGCAATGGTGGTCTAAATGCTAAGTGCTAACGTAAGCGCGTTCTCTATGCGTAAAGCTGTAGGTGCTGGGGGCGGCCCAGTTCCTTACGTCTTAGAGGTATACGCCATAGCTGGCGGTGGAGTGGGGGCTACTTGGTATTATGCTTCTGGCGGCGGTGCCGCTGGCCAATACTTAACAGGCACAGTAACGGAACCACCGGCGGGTTTGAATTACACCGTCTACATAGGCGGTGGCTCTTCAGCACAAAACTCAAACTATAATCAGGGTGCCACAGGAGGCGGTACTTATTTTTATCGCTCTTCTGGGGGTTCTACGCTTGAATTGTATGCATTCGGTGGTGGCGGCGGCGCCATTAATCAGCCCTCCTCGTCAGGCGCAGGCGGCGGCGGTGGTGGTGGCGGTAGGGGTAACTCAGCGTGGCCCGGGTTGGTGCATTCAAATGGTTACTATGGCGGTGATGGAAATTTAGGCGGCGCATACAATGGCGGTGGCGGGGCTGGCACAGGCGGTGATGGCGTAGATGCTGGGAATGTGGAGCTAGTTGGCGCTGCTGGTGGGCCGGGGTATACATGGCTTGACGGCGTGACCCGTGGTGGAGGTGGCGGTGGCGCTACCGGAAAAAGATCTAACGTCGAAGCTGGGAATAACGCTGGCGCTGGTGGTTCAGGCGGCGGCGGTAAGGGTGCATCGGTAACTTGGACTTATAAAGTTAACGGAACTAACGCAACGGTGAATACTGGATCTGGTGGAGGTGGTGGAGGTCGAACCCTTAACACTTACAGCGTAGTGGGTATGCCGGGTAACGGCGCTTCAGGTGTAGCGATTGTTAGATACCAAGGAGGGCAACGGGGCACAGGCGGAACCATTACATCCTCTGGGGGTTACACCTACCATACGTTCACTTCTAGTGGCACGTTTACTACGGCATAGGATAAGTCATGGCGCATTTTGCAAAAGTAGTTGATGGTATTGTTGAGAACGTGATTGTTGCCGAGCAAGAGTTTGTTGACACTCAGGAAGGGACTTGGGTGCAGACCTCTTACAATACTCGCGAGGGTGTTCATCTGGGTCAGGACTTAGAGCCTGATGGCGGCGTGGCTTTACGCAAAAACTACGCTGGTATTGGGTTTACATACGACCCAGTGCGTGACGCATTTATCCCTCCCAAGCCCTTTCCTAGCTGGGTATTGGATGAAGACACTTGCTGTTGGAATCCTCCTGTACCTTATCCAGATGACGAATCGAGCGATAGTATTTATGAGTGGGATGAAGATAACGGTCAATGGGTAGAAATAGGAGACTGACATGGAATACATAATACTGGCCTTTAACATAGTGACGGCTGCTATAGCTATAGCATCGGTCATCTGTGCAACCACGACTGCACCACAAGATAAGCCGTGGGCAATCACGGCGTACAAGATCCTGAACAAGATCGCGTTCAACAATGAGTGAGAGCTTGCTTGATAGGATCGGTGTGTCTGGTTACAACAAACCAAAGAGGACACCGAAGCATCCGACCAAGTCGCACGTCGTTGTGGCTAAAGAGGGTGATAAGGTCAAGACCATCCGTTACGGTCAGCAAGGTGTAAGCGGCTCCCCTCCCAGCAAGAGTGAGTCTGAATCGGCAAGAAACAGGCGTGCATCGTTCAAGGCGAGACACGCAAGGAACATCCGCAAGGGCAAAATGTCTGCGGCATTCTGGGCTAACAAGAGTAAATGGACATGAGAAAACCTAAGAAGGGTTTGTACTACAACATTATGAAGAAGCGTGAGCGTATTGCTGGCGGGTCTGGCGAGCGTATGCGTAAGCCCGGCACTGCTGGGGCACCCACGGCGAAAGCGTTTAAGGACTCGGCTAAGACAGCGAGAAGTTAATGGACATGAACACGGCCTTCGATGTAGTTCTTGGTGGGCTGATGCTACTGGCGGGTTTCTTTATGAAGATATTTTGGGACATGCTACAGGGTACGCGCAGGGAACTGTACGACATGGAGCGTAGATCGACCGAGACCTATGTACGCCGCGATGACTACCGGGTGGACATGGCTGAACTACGGGATATGTTCAATCGAATCATGCTCAAGCTGGACGAGAAGGCAGACAAGTGAGCTTCTTCAATGCCATAGGGCCGATCGCCGATCTGGGTAGAACGTGGATCGAAGGCAAGGTTGCCAAGACTAAAGCAAAGGCTGAGGCTGAGGCTGCGGTAATGATCAACCAATCGAAGAGTGCGGCTGATTGGGAAACCGCTATGGCTAGGGCTAGCAATACTAGTTGGAAAGACGAGTGGATCACCATTCTGTTTTCCATCCCATTGGTTCTAGCATTCGTACCCTCGGCTGTACCGTATGTGCGTGAGGGCTTCGCAGTTCTAGCGACCATGCCGCAGTGGTACCAGTACGGGTTGTCCGTAATCATCGCTGCATCCTTCGGTGTGAGGGGCGCGATAGGAATAATGAACAAGGTCAAGAAGTGATGGACTATCTCTACTTCAAGCGTGAAGACTTCGACTGCCAAGAGACCGGCGAGAATGAGATGGACTCGGAGTTTATACGCAGGGTCGATGAGCTACGCTCTGCTGTTGGTAGGCCGCTGTACATCACGTCTGGATACCGCTCTCCCCGTCATAGTTTAGAAGTGAAGAAGTCAAAGCCTGGCACTCATGCACAGGGTATTGCTTGTGACATCGCAGTAGCTAACGGCGTGGAACGTAGGCAGTTAGTGAAGCAGGCGTTTTACCTTGGATTCCGCGGCATAGGGATTCACAAGGCATTTCTACACGTTGATATGCGCGAGACAGAACCTGTGTTATGGGTTTACTAAGGAATGGTTCTTGAGCTAGGGGCTATCATCAGTGGCCTTAACATGGCCGCCTCTGCTCTAAACAAAACGGCTCAAGCAACTCAAGACCTCAGCCAGATCAGTGGCTACCTATCCGCACTAGCCGAGGGTCAGCACGATCTACAAAGACTACAAAACACCAAGACACTCAGCGCAGCCGATGCTGTCAAAGCGCAGTTAGCGAAGAAGGAAGCTGACGATGCGTTGGCACAAGTGCGCGAGGCATTCCTTTATTCGGGCAACGGTCAGTTGTGGGACGATGCGATGAAGGCAATGGCCGAGGCTCGCAAGGCTAGGGCTGCTGAGATCCGCCAGTTGGAGTTGGCTAGAAAGCGCAGGAAGAAAGAGCTAACCCAGCTAGCCATTGTCATCGCTGTCTCTGTTGGCCTCATCCCCATCGCTATCATGCTCGCTATCTGGCTGATCTTCCAGATATGAAGCCGCTGTTAGGGAGTGTGGTTTGCGTGGCAGCTATGATCGCCGGTATCTTCGTGGCTGTCTGGTTCGCCTCGATATTGTTTTAGGCTAGGTTCGTCGGCGCAGGCCACGATGTCCGCTTAACTAGCAGGTGAATCTTGTAGCGTGTCACCTTCAGTTCGTCCGCAATCCACCGAGTGGTCTTTTTTTGACGTTGCCATTCCCATATCTGCCGCTTGGTTGCCTCACTGAACGGGGCGCTGACGTTGGCTAACCTGTAATCGAGATACTCACGCTGCAGTCTTTCTTGCGCTTTGATGGCTTTGTAAAACAAGTCTACCGGCTCGTCTTGAAGTTCGTGTGTCTCTCGTGGCACTTCTTGCATCGGCGCTGGCTACCCTTGGTCATCTCCGCTGTGGGGAATAGGTTCTTACAATTCAGGCAGACGTTCAAGTCGCGTGGCACATTCGATGGTAGCTGCTGAATCTCACCACCGTTGGCTAAGAATTCTTTGAGTGCGTCGTTCATCGGTTTTCCTTTTGGACAATGGCAAAGCCTACGTTTCCTAGCTTAGATTTAATGGGGAACTGCGGGCCGAGCATGTCATCAACCCGGTCAACCTCCTGTTTAATCCACGACGGGAGAGGGTCAGGACACGGCACTGGCTTACCGTTGTACTCCACGCCATGCTTGTGCTCGAGGTAGCGCGTAGCTATTTCTTCGCTCATGCTAGTTTTATTGGTCTTGCCCTCGCCTCCCTCCGTCTTGCTCGTCGATAGCTTGTTGAGCTTCTTGCGAATGTCGGCGGGTGATGGGAACGTCGATTGCTCCTCAGTCAACTGACCTAGGGCTTCGGTCATCATCGTGACACTCTCCCGCGAAAACGCTTGGTAATGAACCTTCCCAAGCTCAGGCCAATCTCTTTGCTTAAACGGGTGAAGGGCAAACCATTGCCCGTAGAGTGCTGTGAATTCGTGCTTATCCATATTGTTCCTTGGTTAAGTGCGCCAGTCGATGGTGTTAATGTGTGAATCAATGCGGGCACAAGCACACCATCTAATTCTCGTATCCCTTACGGGAGGCTGACGCTGGCGCTCGCCTGCCCGGAAAGTTTCCCGCCACACAATATTTTCAGAAAGGTATGTCCTCGTCCAGACTCTCGAATGGATTAGACTGCGCTGGCTGCGACGGTCGCGCTCGGTTCGGGTCTGGCTTCCAAGTATCTACCTCGGCGTACCACTTACCCGACTTAGCCTCCTTTACCTGCAAGTTGATCCATTCCTCCGACTGGCCTTGCAGCCAAGCCATGACTTCCTGCCGCTTTATGCTGAGTCCAAACTTAACGAAGTCGGGAGCCTTGTCGCTTGGTGGCTTCACATACAAGCCCTGCGCGAATACTTTATCTGTCATACAAACCTCAAAATAATGGTGGTGAGTGCGGCGGTGCCTGCCGCGATGGATGCGATCATAATAATCGCTGTTGAGTCTAACTGTGTAAGTCCCTCAGAAGGGGGTAATTCTGCGCTCTCAGGCGTTTCCTCCACAGTGGGAGGGGTTGGTAAAGGGTCAGAGAAAATCACGTCCTCGTGCCCCACAACCACAAATTTCTTCGGGTTGTGTTCTGATCGCACAAGCTGATTCCGCTGCACCATATTACTGAGGGTTTTCTTCACTTGGTCTTTCGACATCCGAACACTGCGTTCCCGCAAGCGCGAGTGGATGCCGTTATAGGCGAGTGGCCCGTGGGCCTTGACGATTAAATAGATCTCCTTCGAGAATCCATGTTTAGGTTTCATTGCTGGTTCTCCTTCACAGTTTTATTGATGTATCTTCGGGTCTGGCTACCAAGCAGTGACCACGTCGCAACGGTTCGTTCCTGATCGGTCACAAGGCTGGCCCAGATCTCTAGGATTTTTGCGTTGTTCTCGCTCTGTACTGCCTGCGCGAGTTCGTTTGCCAACAGCTTGTCGGCTTCGTTTGGTACGGTGGCCGGATCTTCTGACTGAACGTCAGCCATAACGCCACGGCGCTTGTCGAATTGCTCGGGTGTCATGCGCGAGTCCGAGTACAGATACCGAGCGATACCGAAGGACACAGCGGCGCGTTTGAATGCGTCACTGAACCCGCCTTTGTCGCCTTCGATTGAGGTCTCACCGGCACCGTCTGACTTGGCGATCCACTCCCCGTCTATTTTCACAGAGAGGGTGCAACAGTAGTTGCCACACACTTCCGAGAAATGTGTCTGCCAGTTCTCAGTACCGACAACTTCGTCCAAACGGTTCTGGACTTGGCGGGCATCAACGTAGGACAGCATCTTGCCGCCCGGCCCTTTACGTTCTTTCACTTCTCCCTTAGCCCACGGCCTACTGAGCGCGTGGTAAATTTCACTTGCAGTTGATTGCATTCATCAGCTCCTTGACCTTTTCTCTAATGAAGGTTTGTCGTTCAAAAGTGCCGTAAGGCATCTCACAGTTGCGGATCTCGTCAACGATCCGCGCACTATCAATTACTTTTTCGGCTGACTTAGTAAGTTCAGCCAGAGGGTCTGACCCAAACAGATGGGCTAGCGGCTTTGCCACCAACTCATCGTCCGGCCCAAGATCGTCCTCAAACATTTCTGATTTGACTCTGCTCATTACAGCACCTCCGTCACGACACCGATCACTCGACGGCGTTCGATGATGAAGTATTGACCGGCTGGGTTGCCGTTCAGAACGTCGGCATCTTCCAGCCCACCCTGAACGTCGGACTCCTCGCCGTTGTGTGGGTGTTGCTTCACTTCGAGGTCGCACTCGTTGACAAGCAAGTCAACAAGCCGATCCATCTCATCGCGGGTGTCAGCAATCAGGCCGGTGTCGAA